ATACGCTTATTTTATTTGCGATACTTGTGGTTTTAGATATCCGTACAAATCAGCTAAAGGTAATTGGGAAAATTTTAGAACTTGCGAAGAGTGTTATGAACCAAAACATCCACAACTAGACCCCCCTAATATTTCAGCAGACGCTGAAGCTTTATGGAAACCTAGACCTGAGGTTCCTTTACCACAAAGTCAATTAGGAGTTATAATCACTACAAACGCAGGAAGTGGTATGACTTTTAAATCTGACCCCGTAGGAACAGTTTTTGACGGACTAGGAGCAACTAGTGATTTAGGAAGCGTAACAGTGAGTATAGGATAATGGCAGGATTTACATATAGTGGATTAAAAACAGCGATACAGAATTATTTAGATAATACTGAAACTACTTTTGTAAATACATTAGATACTTTTATACAAACAGCTGAAGAACGTATTTTAAAAGCTGTTCAGTTGCCTGTTTTTCGTAAAAATGTTGAAGGACAAGTAACTTTAGGAAACACTTATCTTTCAAAACCTACGGACTTTTTGTCTCCTTTTAGTTTAGCTTTAATTGATAGCGATAGTAATTATAGTTATATGTTATTAAAACATGTTTCCTGGATTAGAGATTATACACCAGCAGCAGCAACAACAGGCAAACCCCTTTACTATGCTTTATTCGATAATGATACTTTTATTATAGCCCCCACCCCTAATGCGAACTATTCGGTAGAGCTACACTACAACTATAGACCAAATTCTTTAACTACTGTTGGGGATGATAATCAAAGTTGGTTATCTGATAATGCTCCTAATGCTATGTTGTATGGTTCTTTAGTAGAGGGAGCTGTATTTATGAAAGCGTCCCCAGATACAATTATGTTGTATGAACAAAAATATCAAGAAGCATTAGCTATGTTAAAATTATTAGGCGAGTATAAAGATGTAAGGGACGAAGCTAGGCATGACCAAATAAAAATAATGGCTCAGGGGGCAACAAATGTTTAGTGTAGATACAGAAACAACAATGGGACAGGTAACTGTTCAAACTACAAACAATAAAGGTTTAAGTCCAGAATACTGGACAGACAGAATAATGGAGCGACTAATTGCTGTTAGTGATAATGCAGACCCTATGGTAAAAGCACAGGCAGAAGCGTTTAAACAAAATATACAAGCAGTTGTTTTGTTATATATGAAACAGGCTATCTCTAGTGATAGAGCAACAGTAGCAGGTTTATTAGAAAAACAAGGTCATAAAGATATGGCTGAAATAATAAGGAGGCTGTAATGGCAATATCACAAGCAATGTGTACTTCTTTCAAAAAAGAACTCATGGAAGCTGTACATAATTTTAAAAACTCGGGCGGTAATACATTTAATTTAGCACTTTACACAAGTAGTGCTTCTTTAGGTGCAGCAACTACCGCATATACAACAAGTAATGAAGTAAGTGGAACAGGATACACTGCAAAAGGAGCTTCGCTAACTAGAGTAGACCCCACAACATCAGGAACTACTGCGTTTACTGATTTTGCTAATTTAACTTTCAGTTCAGCGACTATTACTGCAAACGGAGCAATGATTTTTAATGATAGTGCTTCAGGAGACCCTGCTGTTTGTATTTTAGCATTCGGAGGAGATAAAACATCAACTAACGGTGATTTTACTATTCAATTCCCTGCAGCAGACGCTTCAAACGCTATTATAAGAATAGCTTAGTAGCCTATGGCTAATATAACTGGTTGGGGTAGAGGTACTTGGGGTCAACTGACTTTTGGAGAACCGATACCCGTAGAACTTACTGGTGTTTCTGGAACTTCCGCATTAGGTAGTGAAACAGTAGTAGCTACCGCAGTTATAGCAGTTACGGGAATAAGTGGAACTTCTGCTTTAGGAAGTGAAACTATTGTTGCTGAAGCTAATATATCAGTAACAGGTAATGCAGGAACTTCTGCATTAGGTAGTGAAACAGTTATTGCCGAAGCAAACATTTCTGCTTCAGGCAACGTAGGTACTTCCGCACTAGGTAACGCCATTACAGCAGGTGCGGCAGTTACTGGAGTTTCTGGTTCTGCTTCAACAAGCGGGCTTGGAGACGAATCAGTTACAGCAGGGGCTACTGTACTTGTAACAGGAAATGCAGCAACATCAGCATTAGGAACAACGACTGTTACATCAGATAATAATCTTGATGTTACAGGCAATGTAGGAACAACAACATTAGGAACAGTCGTTGTTATAGCAAAAAACTTAATAGTTGTTGAGGGTGTTTTTGCTACAGGAACTTCTGGAAGAGTAAATGTTTGGGGTCTTGTTCCTGATAGTCAAACACCGAACTATAGCGACGTTAGTAAAACACAAACACCAAATTATATTGAAGTTAATGATGCTCAAACAACAAATTGGAAAGAAGTTGCTTAACAATTACATAAAAAATAAGGTATAATCAAAACGGAGAACAAAAATGGCAAGTACATACGTAAATGACCTAAGACTTAACGAGATGGCTACTGGTGATGCTAGTGGTACTTGGGGAACAACAACAAACACAAATTTAGAACTTATTGGTAATGCTTTAGGTTATGGTACAGAAGCTATAACAACTAATGCAGATACTCACGCTTCTACTGTAGCAGACGGAGCAACAGATGCAGCAAGAGCTATGTATATAAAATATACAGGTACTCTTGATTCAGCTTGTACTATTACTATTGGACCTAACACAATGAAAAGGGTTCATATAATTGAAAACGCTACTTCAGGCTCTCAATCAATAATTATTAAACAAGGCTCAGGAGCTACTATTACTATTCCAACAGGAGATACTAAAGTTGTAATGTTAGATGGAGCAGGAAGCGGAGCAGCAGTTGTTGACGCTTTTGCAAGTCTAAGCGTAGTAGATTTAAAAGTACAAGATGATTTAACGGTTACAGATGATATGACTGTTGGTGGCACATTAGGAGTAACTGGAGCTATTACAGGTTCAAGCACAATCAATGGCGTAGGTATTAAATACAATATAACCAACTTTTCAAATAGCTTACTTATTAGTAATGATGCAGGTACAGGTACATTAGATGCTGCTTCAAATAATACAGGTTTTGGACATGAAGTATTTGATGACTTAACAAGTGGTGATGGTAATACTGGTTTAGGTTATCAAGCTTTAACGACACTAACAACTGCACCATTTAATACAGCAATAGGTAGGTCATCTTTAGCTACAACAACTACAGGTGATGGTAGAAATACAGCAGTTGGTTATCAAAGTTTAACAGCTTTAACAACTGGTAATAATAATGTTGGTGTAGGAATGAACGCAGGAGCAGCAATTACTACAGGAGCTGCTAACACAGCGATTGGTTCTTTGGCTTTAGACGCTAATACCACAGGAGGAGATAATGTAGCTATTGGTAAAGATTCTCTAGGTGCTAATACCACAGGTTCTTCTAACACTTCTGTAGGTAAAGGTTCTTTAGATGCTAATACTACTGCTGATAGCAACACAGCCGTTGGCGTAAGTTCATTAGGTGCTAATACCACAGGTGCGACTAACACAGCAGTTGGTGCAAATGCTTTACAACAAAACACAACCGCATCTAACAACACAGCAGTTGGTAATAGTGCTTTACAAGTAAACACTACAGGTGGATTTAACACAGCCTTGGGTGCTAATGCTTTGGATGCTAATACTACAGGTGGTACTAATGTTGCTATTGGTTATGATACTTTAGGTGTTAATACTACAGGTGGTGATAATACTGCTGTTGGTGGTAATTCATTAAGGGCAAATACTACAGCAAGTAACAATGTTGCTGTTGGTTATAATTCTTTATTAGCAAACACCACAGGTGCTTCAAATGTCGCTATTGGTAAAGATGCATTAATAGCAAACACCACAGCAAGTGAAAATACTGCGGTCGGTATGGATGCTTTAACAGCAAACACAACAGGTGCAAACAACGCAGCACTTGGATTTCAAGCCATGGATGCAAACACAACTGGCGGTTCAAATGTAGGAGTTGGTTCAGCAGCTCTTGGTGCTAATACCACCGCATCAAATAATGTAGCCGTTGGTAATGGTGCTATGGCAGCAAACACTACAGGTGCAGAAAATACGGCAATAGGTTCTTTATCTTCAAAGTCAAGTACTACAGCCTCAAACAATGTTTCTATAGGTTATTTATCAATGGAAGATACTACTACAGGACATTCAAACGTAGCTGTAGGACATTCTGCTATGGAAGCAAACACAGATGGAGTTGCTAACGTGGCTGTTGGTGCTGGTGCGTTAGAGAGTAATAATTCAAGTTCTAATACTGCTATAGGGCAAGGAGCTATGCAAAGTGGTGGTGGTGATGGTAGTAACACAGCAGTTGGTAGATTAGCTTTAAGCGACTTAACATCAGGTGATTCTAATAACGCATTAGGTTTTGAAGCCTTAGAAAAAGTTACAAGTGGAAATCATAATACAGGTATAGGTTTTAGAACTGGTATGACTATGACAACTGCTAGTAATAATATCCTTATGGGTAACTTTGCAGGTGATGCAATTACTACGGGTACCAATAATACAGCTATTGGGTATGGTGCAGGTTCAAGTATAACTACAGGTGGCACTAGTGCTATATTGGGTTACAACGCAGGAACTGCAATAACTACAGGCGTTCATAATATTTGTATAGGCGTAGATTCTGGAGATACAACTGTTACTGGTAATTCTCATGTATTAATAGGTAACACAGCTAGAGCTTCAAGTAGTGCTGGTTCTAATCAAATAGCTATAGGTGAAGTTGCAACTTGTGTTGGAGATAATAACTTTACCTTTGGTAATCAAAGTACAGATAGTAATATTGCTTTTGGTGCTACATCAATAACAGCTCCTTCAGATATTAGACTAAAAGAAGATATAAAAGACGAAGAAATAGGTTTAAATTTTATAAATGATTTAAGACCTGTTACTTTTCTTTGGAAAAAAGAAAAAGATATACCTTCGGATATGAAAGCCTACAAAAAAGGTTCAGAAAAACGAACTATGAATGGTAAATACAATCATGGTTTTATAGCACAAGAAGTTAAAGCTACTATAGATAGTCATAATTTAAAAGAAGGTTTTGATATGTGGCAAGCAGATGAAGTAGATGGAAGGCAAAGAGTTGCACCATCAGCTATTATGTCTGTTATGGTCAAAGCAGTACAAGAACTATCTACGCAAGTAGATGAATTAAAAGAAGAGTTAAAAACTTTAAAAGGAGAATAATATGGCACAAACAGTAACAGAAGTATTAACAGCAGGAAGCGATAGCGTAACTTTAATTAATGACATTAATACTAATGGTAATAAATCAATACACGCAGGTGGTACAACTGATGTAGATGGAAACGCTGTAGAAGGAACTTGGACACAAGCTGAAATTAATGTAGTGGTACAAAGGAACGTAGACCACTTAGAACTTATTTTAACTTATGCACCTGTTGATGCAGAGGACGATACTCCTAATGTAGCAGGAGCAGCAGACAGTAAAAAGACTACACATGTTGCCGCAGTTGCTACAGGTAAAACATATATAACTAACAATAGTTAGTTATATTAAACTATCACCTAAGGAGGTGCAATAATGCAAAAAGAAGAAAGTAAAGCTGTCATAGGCGACCAAGAAATTTTAGAAACAGAAATGACTGAACAGCAAAAATATCTTGCAAATCAAATAACAGATTTGAGAAACAAAAAAGCTAAACTATCGTTCGATATGGATCAAATAGAAGCCGCTTTAACTGTTTTTCAAAATACATTCATAGCTTCAACTAAAGAAGAAGCTGATAAAAACTTAGAGGAGAAAAAATGATTGTAGAAATAGTTATGTGGGTAACCACAATAGTAACGGTTGCTAGTTTAATAGCGGCTTCAACACCAACACCAAAAGATGATGCATGGATTGGCAAACTATATAAGTTTGTTGACTTGTTAGCCTTAAATATAGGTAAAGCAAAACAAAAATAATAATGCCTACGGTAAAGGAAACATTAGCAGAACTTAACGCACACGAAAGAGAGTGTACTATTCGTTATGAATATATCGAAAAACGTCTTGATGAAGGTTCTGAAAAATTTAAAAGATTAGAAATGTTGTTATGGGGGGTTTATCCATTTATACTAGGCTCTATAGTTTTCGCTGCTTTTATATAGGAGATACTAGTGCCTTTACAAAAACTTTTA